GCAGCCTGATACCCAGTAAACAACAAGTAGAAGTCATATCAAAACCTATAGAAAGAACGATAGTTCAACCTATTATGCCAAGAGAAATAGACTTAAAAGACCCTTATTGGTACGTAGTATCAGACAAAAATATAGAAGATTTTTTAACTCAAATAGAAAAAGACCAAGGACAAGTGGTATTTGTTGCTATGTCAGTACCAGATTACGAGCTTATGGCCTATAACATGCAAGAGTTAAAACGTTATATTAATGAGCTTAAAGAAGTTGTTGTTTATTATAGAAAAGTAACAGTTAGCAAAAAAGATAATTAATCTGTTAAAATCAATAAACCATTAATATTCAAGGGAGGATAATATGGATTTTATAAGCAATATGGTAATGTGGGTAACAGCAATTGTAACTGCTAGTTCAATTATAGCTGCAGTAACTCCAACACCCAAAGACGACGCCTGGATTGGTAAACTATATAAATTTATAGATTTACTTGCATTAAACATTCTTAAGGCTAAAGATAAATAATGGCTAAGGCACCAGATGCGTTTGTTTATAATGCTACTTTGGAACGAATAGTCGATGGTGATACCTTCGACTGTTCGTTAGACCTTGGATTTGATGTAAAATTACATAAGCAAAGAGTACGTTTAAGCGGGATTGATACCCCAGAATCACGTACTAGAGATTTAGCTGAAAAAAAACTTGGTTTAGCTGCAAAAGAAAGACTAAAAGAACTTTGTTGTGGTAAATTTAAGATAAAATCGTTAGGAAAAGGTAAATATGGCAGAATACTTGGTATCCCTTATACAGAAGATGGTAAAGATATTTGCCAAATCCTCATCGAAGAAGGACACGCAGTTGAATACCACGGTGGTAAAAAAGCAAAAGTTTGGGGAGATTACTAATATGAACATATCTCAAGAAGGATTATCTCTAATTAAAAAGTTTGAAGGTTGCGAGCTAGAAGCTTATAAATGTGCAGCTGGAGTTTTAACAATAGGATATGGCTCAACCAAAGGTGTTAAAGAAGGAGATGCTATTACTCAAGAAGAAGCAGATAAATTACTTTTACATGAAATGGAAGAGTATGAAGGTTATGTAAAAGATGCAGTAAATGTTGATTTAAAACAAAACCAGTTTGATGCTTTAGTATCTTGGGTATTTAATTTAGGTCCAGCTAATTTAAAAGCTTCTACTATGTTAAAAGTATTAAATAATAAAGAGTATGATGATGTTCCAGCTCAAATAAAACGTTGGAATAAAGCAGGTGGTAAGGTTTTACAAGGACTTATCAGAAGAAGAGAAGCAGAAGCCCTTTTATTTGAAGGCAAAGAATGGCATGAGGTGTAAATAATGCCACTTAGCAAGATTGTATTTAAACCAGGTATTTATAGAGAAGGAACTGAATACGATAATACAGGCGGTTGGTTTGACGTAAATCTTGTACGTTTTAGAAAAGGTAGACCAGAAAAGTTTGGGGGTTGGTCAAAAGATAGTTCTAATAGTTTTTTAGGAACCGCTAGAGCTTTACATGCTTGGAACTCTTTAGGAGGTACAAAGTATTTAGGAGTAGGAACTACCTGGAAATATTATATTAGAGAAGGAGACAGTTACTCAGATGTTACCCCCATACGAAAGACTACAACTAATGGCGTTACTTTTTCTGCTACTGATGGCAGCTCTACTATAACAGCAACAGATAATGGACATGGTTCAGTAATAAACGACTTTGTTACTTTTTCAGGAGCTGTAAGTTTAGGTGGATTAATAACAGCAACGGTTTTAAATCAAGAATATCAAATAACATCTGTTACCGCTAATACATACACTTTTTTAGCCAAAGATACTGATGGAAATGAGGTTATAGCAAACAGTTCTGATAGTGGAAATGGAGGCTCTGGAGTAGATGGAGTTTACCAAGTAAATGTAGGCTTAGATGTTTATATTACTGGTACTGGTTGGAGTTCTGGTACTTGGGGTGAAGGGACTTTTGGCTCTACTACAGCTTTATCTGCTACTAACCAGTTAAGACTTTGGACACATGACCACTTTGGCGAAAACCTTATAATAAATCCTAGAGCTGGTGGTATATATAGATGGGTAGAAAACGATGGCCTTACAACAAGAGCTGTAAATCTTTCTACTGTATCTGGGGCTAATCTGGTACCAACAGTAGGGTTACAAGTTATTACCTCTGAAAAAGATAGACATTTAATTGTACTGGGTTCAGACCCAATATCAGATGGAGCAAGGACTGGGACTATAGACCCAATGCTTATATCTTTTAGCGACCAAGAAAATGACTTAGAGTTTCAGCCTTTAATTACTAATACTGCTGGAGACTTAAGACTTTCGTCTGGTTCTTCTATTATTGGTGCTACAAAATCTAGACAAGAAATACTTATATGGACTGATACTGCGTTATACAGTATGCAGTTTGTTGGTCCGCCTTTTACATTTGCAGTTAATCTTATTAACGAAGGTACTGGTCTTATAGGACCAAAAGCGGTTATTACTTCAGCTCAATCTATTTATTGGATGTCTTCAACAAACTTTTACGCATATACAGGTAGCGTTCAAAAGATACCTTGTAGCGTTCATAATTACGTATATGGTGATATAAACTTAAGTCAGTCATTTAAAATACATGCGTTTACTATTACTGAAAAGTCTGAAGTTGGTTGGTTCTATTGTTCAGGAAGCGCAACAGAAATAGACAGGTATGTTATTTATAACTACGAAGATAACGTTTGGTATTACGGTCAATTAGAGAGACATGCCTGGCTTGATAGTGGTATTGAAAACTATCCTAGAGCTACTTATAACGGGTATTTGTTTGAACAAGAAGATGGCTTTAACGATGACGGTAATCCTATGACTAACGTATTTATTGAAAGCTCAGACTTTGAAGTGGGTGAGGGAGAGCAGTTTGCCTATATACAAAGAATGTTCCCAGACTTAAAATTTTTAGCTAATTCAGACTCAGGTAAGGTAAATCTTGTTATTAAAACTAGAAATAACCCTGGAGAATCTCTATCAACCAGCTCTACATCTTCTGTAGGCTCATCAACTGGACAAGTTAGTCTTAGAGCAAGAAGTCGTCAGGCTGTATTTAGAGTAGAGTCAGATGACGACTCAGACGGTAACGATAACGTAGGTTGGAGACTAGGAGCTACCAGATTAGATATTAAACCAGACGGCAGAAGATAGTGGCAAAATTATTAGAAACCAGTCTCCCGCTTGCTCAAGGGGAGATTTCTTCTGAAATTTTTAATAGATTAGTTAGGATTCTTGAGTTAAACTTAGGACAGTTCGACCCAAATCGAACGCCGCAGTTCAACGAAACAGAAATTGCGCAATTAAACTTTTTAGAAGGTGATGTAATCTGGAATACTTCTCAAGGAGTGTTGCAAGTTTATATAGGGAACAGTTGGACTCAACTACATACACCCAACTCACCCAATAATGGTTTTAAGGCTACAGCTTCTTTAGGTGCTGTTTCTGTTATAACAAAAGGTGATATAGCAGTAAATATAACAGTAACTTAAATTTTAGGATATTTTTATATGTTTGCAAAACAAAAGATACAAGAAGAATCATACAAGCTTAAAAATTTATTGCTTGGATTTCCTTCTGATTGGTTTGTTAACAAAGATACTCTAAAAAAAGCAAAAGCATCTATACCTAATATTGTAGATTTTTACAAAAGCCAAGGTACAGGCAATCCAAATAAATTGCCACTAGAAAGTGTCATACAAGAACCATTAAAAGATGTTTATACAGTTCCTTTGTTTTCTGACAAGTTTTGTAAAATATTATTAGATGAAATAGATAACATGCAAAAAGAATTTGCATTTGTACCAAATCCAGATGAAGACGAGCTAAGACAGATACCAGAGATAGTTCTTAGCGAAAAGTGTCCAGAACTATACGATTCCTTGATGCAAGTAGTTCAATCGCTTATTAATCCAATACTATTAACTATATGGAATCGACACGTTACAGGCGGAAACATACAGATAGCTAACTACAACTTAAAAGATAAAAAGCAGGGAGCTTGGCATCACGACGCCAGTTCAGACGTTAGTATTGTAGTCCCTTTAAATACAGGTGATTACAAGGGTGGAGGAACAGAATTTTTAAATAGAGGAGTTATAGAGCCATTACCTACAGGTAGTGGTTTGATATTTCCAAGTTATACACACATGCACAGAGGACTAGCAGTAGAGCAAGGAGATAG